ATATGTTCAATTGTGTCGCAACAATGCGTGGAAACACCTATAGATAAACATGATTATGATAGATTTTATAATACCCATTATGAATGTGTTCAAAAAGGATTAGGTGAGTCTTATAGTATATTATTTGATGGTAATTCATTTAATAATGAAACCATTAATATTATGGAATTATATCCTAGATTTTCTTGTGAAAAAGTTGAAGAACCCTTGAAGCCTGAGGCCTGAATCCGTTAGCCTTTACCTTGGCCCTTGTAACGTTTAGTACGTTTCTGACGTTTTTCATTTTTATTCAAAGATTTTTTATGCTTTCGGGCCCCTCTTTTCTTAGGCTTATCTCGTTCGTGATGTTCTTTAAATTTCTTAGCCATTATTTACCAACTTTTTTAAGAGCTTTCTTGTGAGCTTTTGTAAATGAATCACCTTTTTTTATATCAACTTTCATTTGTTTCATATGTTTTGCGCTGTGATGTTTGCTATGTTTTTCTAAAATTTTTTTCTTATCCATTATCACTAATTTCTTTTATCCATTTCTTATCAGATTCATCAAGTTTTAAATATCTTATACTACCATTTATATGTTGTTTAGTATCGTGTCCACAATTAGTACATCTATAAAAGTCCGATACGATTGCAACTAATATTGCTTCATCTTGGCATTCTTCACAGATACCATTAACGGTGTCTATGTTAGTAAATAGTTTAGTTAATTTTCTTATATTACTCATGTTAAATCTATCGCTTTGCCTAAAATAGGTTTATATTTTGTTTTACCATTCTCATCTCGATATGCAAGTAGGAATTGTTTTCTAGGTTTATCAACGATATATGAGCAATGACACCACCCTGATGAAGGTTCTCCGGGTTTATAGTACTCGAGAATCATTTGATCATAGTCTAAATTTTTATAAATCCAATCACAGAGCTCAGCATTATCAACTCCTGGACATTCGAAATCAACGGCTTCTGCATCGCAGTGCTGACTGTTAACTGAACTACCTATAGCAACTGATAATTCCGGAGACCTGTAGCCTGATGTCACCATTACAGGACCAAAATGATCTCTGACGGGTTGTAAAATATTATCACAAAGTAATTGTAGTTTTGCTATTTGATCTGAGTTTGGATTATTATCTATGCCCTTACGGACAGCAGTGTCTGACTTGGTCAGTTCTTGAAGCGTAAAATTTTTAGAAAGGTTCATTATTTTCCTCTAACGGAATCGATGAAACTGTAAACTCTTCCAAATTGTTTGTCAATGCTCATTAAGTCAGACTGGATCATGGTTACCATTAACTGAAGTTCTATAAGTGTAACCAAAGTCCATGTAGCAAGTCCCATTAGTATAGTACCTAATAAGGCAATTAACATCGTATTGGTTTTTCTACTCACCTAGTAGGTCCACCAAATAATGCTAAAATACAAATAGCCACAATTAATAAAGCTGTAAATTTGTAATTAATATCTGGTTCCATCCGGGCACCCTCCATTATTGACATGATAAACATTCCTCGTATTCAATTTCTTTTACTTCATGTTGACATTTTTTACACTCACACAAATCCATTAAAGGTGTGTAGTGTTCTGAGTCTATTTTATCTTCACTGCAATGACACCCGTGGCCACAAGTTTTGCACTTAACCATCATGTAATTAAAATATTATTGCACCAAGTATAAAAGATACTCCAGCTATTATAATTTCAGTTCTGTTATGTAATTGCCATACCATAAACTTGTTTTTGTATTTTTCGAACATTTTATCTCCATTATTTAATCTCTCCCCAGTTAGGTCCAGACTCATAATCAACTTTGTTTGGAACTTTTAACTCGACTGCTTGTTCCATTATTTGTTTTATTTTATCAGCTTGTGCATCTGATTCAATAGAAAAATCAAGTTCATCGTGAATTTGTATATGAGCTAAATGACCCTCTTTATATAGGTCAACCATTGCTTTTTTAGTCATATCCGCAGCACTACCTTGAATTAATTTGTTTAATGCTTTGTAAGTAAAGGCTCTTCTTGTCGGATTACCATGCCAATAATTTTTTCTTTTATTGCCATCTTTATCTGTAATAAAATTATCTTCATTATCTTTTAAATAAGGACCCATATCTTTTAATTCTTCCATTCTCTCATGATCTTCCGCAGGTACAAAAGTTCCCCAATCACTTCCTCTAAGAACTGGTTCATACTTAGGAAACCTACAACGTCTTCCAAGTAATGTTTTTATTTGACCTTTAGTTTGAGAAGCATTCATTAACTTATTCATTAATTGTTTAACAAATGGAACCATATTGTGATAGTTAGCAAATAATTCATCAGCTTTTTCTTTAGTTACACTTAATTCATTCATTAGTTTTGCTTTACCCATACCATAGAATAAACCTAAGTTAATTGTTTTAGCTTCTTTACGATCTATATTAGCTAGTTGTGCAACCGTTTTGTGGAAGTCAGTAGTTGGATCTTGTTCATAAGCGCTAGCAACAGGTTCTACAGAAGATAAACCAAATCTTGATGCGTAATGAGTAACCAATCTTGGTTCCTGTTGTGAGTAATCAAATGTTCCCCATTTACAACCTTCATCGGGAAGAAATAAAGATCTAATTAATGGACCTGTTTCCGGATCCCTGGCTGGAATTTGTTGTAAGTTTGGATTAGAATAACTAAATCTACCTGTAACTGTTCCTCCATCATCAGATCTAATTTGATTTATATCTGCATGTATTCTACCCTTATGTTCATGTTTAATAATAGAATCAATAAATGTAGTTCTAATCTTGTTTATTTTTCTAGCTTCTGCTATCATTCTAACTACTGGATGATTATGATTCACAAGAAAGTTTTTAACAAATGAAGGTTCACCTGTTTTCTCAGTTCGCTCATAAGGTAAATTTAATTTATCAAAAAGTGGGGCAATGCTTCTTGCGGCCATTAACTGAACTTCTATTCCAGTTTCTATTTTTATCTGTTGGATTAAGTTTTCTTCTTTTATTCTTAATGCTGTCTTCAACATATGAGCTTTTTGAACGTCTACTCTTACTCCTAAAAAACGCATGTCGACTAAGCAAGGGAAAAGATCAGTCTCTAAATTAAATATATTTTGAAGATCATCTTCTATAATTATTTTCTTAAATTTTTGCCACAACATTAAAGTTAGTTCAGCATCTTTTTCTGCATAGCCACCAACTTCTGTTGAGGGTAATCTCCACATATCTGCTTTAGGATCTAATCCTCTTTCTTTAGCAGCTTTAGTTAATAGAGCTTCATTCTTACCTTGATTTAAATAAACCCAAGATAAAGAATTTAATGAATATTGAAATCTATTCTCATCAATAATAGATGCTGCAATCATGGTATCTATGATTAAACCATTGATTTTTATACCTAAATGACGAATCCAAGATACATCATACATTGCATTATGAAATATTTTTGTAGCAGGGCATTCACAAATATCTTTTAACCATTCTAATACTTTTTTACGTTCTAAGTTTGGACCAATCTCATGAGCAATTGGATAATAACCTTTCCAACCTTCTACAGCTACAGCTATACCTACAACTTCACCATTACCAATGATGGCTCCTGAACCCTTACTCTTTAAATCTGGATCTCTTGTTTCTAAGTCAATCGCAATCTCATCATATTTTCTTAGATCAGGATATTCTGTAGGTGTTAACCATTCTGTAGTGGGTATAATCATTATATCAATCCAAACATAAATATTGTTATAATTAACAAACCAAAAATATCAGTATATGTATTCATTATTTTTTACCCGTGTCTTTCATCTTTTTAATTTCTAATTCACAATAATGAATTACTTTTTCTAAATCTTGTATGCCATTTTTATTCATATAACGACACACATATTTGATAACATTTCCTTGAAAGAAACTCAAGTCGTTGTGCGATATAAATTCATAGGGTTGAATTTTAAATTTTTTATAATGTGATCCACCAATTTGTTTATCTTGTGGAAATGTACCTTCAAAAATGTTTTTATGTGTCATAGTTTATACTCATTCCTTTTTAAGTTAGCTTTTAGTTTATATAGATTATTCCTGGCACGTGTTATTCCCACATACCAAACACGATGCTCTTCATCATGTTTTTCTGTGCTTTTCAACATACTTTTTTTATTTTATCTCCAATATCAAGACATAAAATTACGTTATCTTCTTCCCCACCTTTTGCTGCATGAATAGTAGATATCCATATTCTGGTAGGTTCATTTAAATTTTCTCCGTTATCAATCATGTTTTTTATATAAAGCCTTTCTTTTTCATTTGCTTCTTCAAATGCATCAAACCAATCAATCTCTCTATTCCATTTTTCATGACCTATAAATTCATTAATATCTTTAACGTCTTTTTCATCTAATATTTTTCCTTTACACCATAAATCATAATTCATTGCGGCTTTGTATAATCTTACTTTAAAACTTTTACCTTTTTTGCTTTCAAAGTATAAATTTCTTTTTATTAGTTCATCTTTAATTTTCATTAATCTAGATATAGTTCTAGTTAGAATTAACCATTTACCTTTTGTTAAATCTATTTGATCTAAGTTATTTATGTTTTCAGTGTGCCCTTCAAAATTTCTTGGATAATATTTTTTTCTTTTCTATGTCCTTTAATTTTTTCAATAGGTAATTCTGATTGTTCTTGAACTGATTTAGATATTCTTTTTGAATATTTTAACACTGTTTCTTTTGCAGGTTCTTTTATAAATCTTTCAACATCTGCTCCAGCCCATGCGTAAATTGCTTGGTCATCATCTCCTGCTAAATAAATATCATCAGCATATTCTTTTAATTTATCAAACAGTTGCCATTGTAAAGGTGATAGATCTTGAGCTTCATCTATAAATATAACTTTAAATTTAGGTAATTTTTTTTTGTTAATTAAACTTTTAATCATGTCATTAAAATCTAATAGTTTTCTTTTTTGTTTATAAACTTTTAAATTATCATCTATATGTTTTAATAAATGCCATTTAATTTCTTTACTATTATGTTCATTTCTATCAAATTCTTCTCTAATATCTAAGTCTCTATTCATAGCTTTACCTATCATTTGAAAATAGGGACTATCACAATTTAAAAAACTAACTTCATCTTTATTATATTTGTCATAGTATTTAACTTTAACATTTAATAATTTTCCAAGTTCTTCATAATGAAAAGGTTGCATAACATCTTCTTCATTTAATGTTAATTGATGATAAGCAAATGAATGAAGAGTTTGAAAGTATGGAAGTTTTTTATCTTCTGCTGGCATTCTTTTTTTAGCTTCCAATGCAGCTTTTTTAGTAAATGCAAAGTAACCAATCTTATGCAGAGGAGTACCCATTCTAGCATAAGCTTTAGCTCTAGATATTAGTCTATGGGTTTTACCTGTACCTGGTGGTCCAAAAAATTTATATATCATTAAACAATATCCTCTTGATCTTCTATGTGTACAATGTCTTCTACATCTTCATCTTCTTTTTCAATAATAGATAAAGGTATCATTGCACATCCCCCTACACCTGGATAAGGTTTATTTGTTTTTTTATCCTTACCTGGAAATCTTTTCTTCTTGTTAAACTCCGGTTTAGGTCGACCTTCAAATTCTTCTTTATCAAATAATTTCTCAATCATATGAGAAGTTCTTGAAGAATCTTTTCTCCATTCTCTTTCTTTTAAATAAATATAGAACTCATCATAAACAAAATATGCATACACCTCATCTTTAAAAACGTTTCCACTTTTAAATGAATGGTAGTTAGTAGCCTTTGAACCATTAACAAAATTATTTAAATGTTTATGTAATATCTCATGGGGCCTGGTCCCTGGAGCCGGTTGCACTGTATCAATGTTAGAGAACAACGCTTTTATAATTTCAAAGAACTCCATACCTTTGATAGGTGGAGGTGGAATATCCGCTTGAGCCATAATTAAACCACGCATTTCTTTTTGTTCTTTTATTTTATTTACATCTTTTGCATGGATTGGAATAGTCTCACCATCTTCTCTCTCAACCGTAAAATAGTATTCTGGATCTGGTTTAAAGTCTATTTTTTGTAAGTTACCTAGTACAGGCCAACTTGCTTTAGCTTCACTAGCTATACCAAATTTTCTTTTTATACATTCTGATTTAACACAAACTGTATTGATTGGATCTTGATGACAAGTATGTCCTGCTGTTGCTTTGTCCCAACTCTTTATCTTTTGTTTAACATGATCATCTGTCCAGTTCTGATCAAATTTAAAATAGTTTCTAGCAGCTTCTAATACTTTTGTTTTCCAGTTGTCTGCATATTTTTTCTTAGCAAACACCATATAATTAAAAAGAAAACGATCTCTACCTTCAACCATTATATTTTTAGTTAATATTCCAAGACATGGTGGACCATCATTAAATTCATCAGCACCACCTTTTAATTCGTTCTCGATAATTTTACTTTTTATATTTCTTAAATGCTCTACTTTAACTTTATTTAATTCAATACATTTTAAAAATGTATCTAAATCCATCTCACTACCATCCGGATTTAATGCAACTCTTTCTATTTTATTAAAATATGGAAGGTTAATAAAATTACCATTCATCTTTTGACCTTCAGTATTAGAACCTAGTTTAGTTTGTTTAGGAAATATTTCTGTTTTAATAGTTAGATTAAATAAAAATAATACCTGTTCTAAAAATTCTTTTATCTCTAAAGCTTTAACAGGTTCTTCTGTAAATACATATAAATGTAATCCGTTACTTTTTGATTTAATAGGTATTAAAGGTAATTCTTTTTCTTGAATAATATCTAAATAAAATTTTACATCAAAGTTTTTATATATCTTAGGATCAATATCTATTGCACCAAAACTTGCATAACCATTATCATTACAAGGTTGAATACCTATAGATTTTATACCTTCTATATGTTCTTCGTAATCTTTATCTAAAATTGGTTTTCCGGCCCAACCATAATCACCGTTGTTAAATTTTATCTTTCCTGTTTCTGGATCCTTGTAACCTTTATTAATGTTGCAGAAACCAAAGTCTCTTTGTAAACCTGTAAAATATCTTATAAAATCTTTCATATCTATTCCTTATTCTTTTATTATATGGGCAGCTACAGTCTCCCGTAGCCGCCCAACCTTCGAAGTATTCACTTAGTGAATTATACAATGTCCTCAGTTTTAAATTCCACCTTCTTTTCATACTCGGGTTTAGCAGAACCCTTAGACACAGTTTTTTGTAGTTCCTGTGCCATTACGTATAAGTCAGCGTCATCTTTCTTAGATATATCTAACGCTCTATTCATAGAGGGTTTGTAAACATGCCAGCTTTTACTTCCTGCAACTTTACCAACAGTTTTTAAATTATAAACTGCTGCATATGCTGCTGGATTATAAACGCCTTTGTCATCCTTAAATCTAAGATTTTTAATCAACTGATTTAATTCTCTGGCAGCTGTTAAGTTAGAAGATCTCATAGTAATAACTGCAGGTCTAGGCTCATCACCTAAAACAATCACATAAAAATATGCGGTCTTTTCTATGTAGTTACCATTTGATAATCTCCACTTACCATTTCTTTCTTCCTGTGCATCACTTGGAATAGATAAGTGTGTTGTTACAGGCGGAGAAGCTGTGTCTCCCATTTCTTGCCATTCTGGATATCTTGTTTGCACATGGCAAATTAAAACATCCACTCCTTTAGTACCATCAACTAGTGTACCAAGACCTTTAGCAAATATCATTCCAGGTTTTGAACCTTCAACATATTTTGCATTAGTCGCATTACACTCTGGTGATAGTTGGTGTAGGATTTTTAAAATCGGTGTTGACATATCATCCGATTTTATTTCTTCAGAACCTCTCCCAGAATCGCTTCTAAGATTGATTGTAGATAATGCACCTGCATTATCTTTCTTCGTCATAGCATTTGTATCAGCCATAGTTATATCTCCTTATTGAGTTATTATTTATTTTTATTTTTTAAATACGTTCGACTTCCATCCAACGTATTGAATAGTTCTTCCGGAATTTCTTGACCTTTGTCTTTCCATTCCTTCATAACTACTGTGAGTGAAGCGTGGTGAACTTTCTCCTCTTGGATAGGTTCATAGCCACGCTGCCTCGCAAGGCTAGCGTAATCGACAGCCTTGTTATCTTCGCCTTGGCCAAATGTTACTGTAATATTATTTTTTACAATATCACCTAAGCCATTGTCTCGAAGCCAGTGTATGCCTTCAGCTTTTTTATCAGCTTTTAGTGAGGCAAAATAAACATCTTTGATAGTTAACTCTGAACCATCTTTTAGTTTTAAACTTTTTAAATTCATGTCTTCCATTAACTTTGGAATTACAATACAACTGAAATGTTTCTCGTCTTCTTTTAAATCTTTTATTTTATCTTCGAAAGATTTAATTTCATTTTGAATGGATCTTAACTTTTCAACCTCAGTTGATAGTTTGTCTGGATCAACAGTGTTTGCCTGATCTGGTGCATCTTTACGCATATCTATTAACATACATTATTCCTATTGGTTATCTGTTTAACTTTCATACATAGGATAATAATAACTTTTAATTAAAAGTCAAGTCTAATTTTGAAAAATATTTATATCTATTGGATAATAAGTTTTTTCTTGACGGTCCCATTTAAGTAGTTTGTATTTACCGTTTGTAATATCTGAACAAACTGAACATACAACTCCAATGATTGCGGGATCGCCTGAGAGTAGTAAATAGTCATCAACAGTAAAATTTTTTAATAAACCTTTAAGTTTTATAATTAATGGACCAGGAGATAGTATAATTTGTGAATACATAGGAAGCAGCGTCACTATGTCGCCATACTTTTGAGCACCTAATACATTGTATTTTGGCTGTCCAGTGTCTCTATCGACAGGTATCTCTTGTGTTAAATAAACTTTGCTCATTGACTTTTTATTTTAAAGTATTATTATAGTTATTAGAAAGAAAAGTAAAGTATATTATGGATATTAAAAATTATAAGTTCAAAACTAAACCATTTGATCATCAAATGGATGCATTAGAAGCTTCTTGGGATAAAGAAAACTTTGCCTATTTTATGGAAATGGGAACAGGTAAATCTAAAGTATTATTAGATAATGCAGCTGTTTTATATGACAGAGGTTTAATTAATGGATTATTATTAATAGCGCCTAAAGGTGTTTATAAAAACTGGTTTGATTCTGAAATACCAATTCATTTACCAGATCACATACATAAAAAAGTTGTTCTTTGGAAAACATCTGACAAATCTAAAAAACAACAAGAATTATTAAATACTTTATTTAAAACTGGAACTGATTTCCACATTCTTCTTATGAATGTAGAATCTTTTTCTGCTGGAGATGGTGCAGAATTTGCAGCTAAATTCTTATCTTGTCATAAAACGATGATGGCAATTGATGAATCTACTACAATTAAAACTCCAACATCTAACAGAACTAAAAATATAGTAGAACTAAGACACCATGCAAAATACAGACGTATTTTAACAGGATCTCCTGTTACTAAATCACCATTAGATTTATTTTCTCAATGTGCATTTCTTGATCCATGGCTTCTAGGTCATGATTCATTTTGGACTTTTAAATCTAGATATTCAATTACTAAAAAAATTGAAGTTCAAGGTAGAAGAATTGAGATAGTAGTTGGTTATAAAAACCTAGGTGAATTATCGGATAAGATAAAACCATTTTCTAAAAGAATATTAAAAGAAGATTGTTTAGATTTACCTGAAAAAACATTTGTTAAACATTATGTTGAACTTACAAAAGAACAGAAAAAAGTTTATTCACAAATGAAACAAGAAGCTATAGCTTTCTTAGATGGTAAAATGCAATCTTCAGCAACGGTTATGACTCAGTTAATGAGACTTCATCAAATTACTTGTGGACATTTCACTGCTGATGATGGAACTATAAAAGATTTACCTTGTAGTCGATTAACTGAACTAATGAGTGTTCTTGAAAACATTGAGGGTAAAACAATTATATGGTCCCACTATACTCATGATGTTAGAAGAATTATTAAAGAAATTAAAAAAGTATATGGTGAAGAATCTGTTGTTGATTATTATGGTGCAACAGACACTGATGCAAGATCTGTTAATATTAAAAGATTTCAAACAGATGATAAGTGTAGATTCTTTGTAGGCACTACTCATACAGGGGGTTATGGTATTACTTTAACTGCGGGAAGTAATATGGTTTATTTCTCTAACGGTTATGACCTTGAGAAACGTCAACAATCAGAAGCTAGAATAGATCGTATAGGTCAAACTAAAAAAATGACTTACATTGATATAATGGCTCAAGATACTATTGATGAAAGAATTGTAAAAGCTTTACGTAATAAAGTTAATATTGCTAATGCAATTATGGATGAAGATTTTAGAGAATGGATTTAAAAAATTACAGAATAGGACAGAGAGTAATCCAGGGGATAGTGGTAGGTTCTCGACAGCAATGTCGGCGTTGGTTCGGGTCTCTAGTTCTTCTTTTACATTACCGTTAAATCAACAACTACCACACATTTATTTTTTATAGTCCCCACCATAAAAGATCCCGATAGTAAACTATCAACCACCCAAAAAAACTATAATTTAA